GTGAATGTAGGTGCTCAGTGCCGGCAGGGCTTCCTCTAAAATCGACCAAGTCTTGATCTCGACCCGCTGCTTGGTGTTCAGCGCCGACTGCCAGACCTCGGTCTCCTCGGCCAGCATCCGCATGAAGGAGGGCCAGCTCTCCAGCCGCTCCAGATCGTCACCGCTGATTTGATGCAGCGTTAAAATATCCTCCAGCGGAAGAATTCTCATTGCCAGCTCGCGGGCGAGCTTGCGCAGATTGGTCTCGACCCGTGCCGTCAGATATCTCGGCGGGTCTTCGTCGGTCAGTGCGGAAGGAATTGCCATGACGCTATCCTTGGGGGTATGGTGCCGTCTTTAGCACAATACAGGTGCTCGCGCCAAAATGGCATCAGCTATCCCCTCCGTCCCGCCGCCGCTGCCGGCAAATATCCCGGCCGGCCCGCTATCGACGGGGGTATTGCGTATCACGACGCCTGACGCGCTGACCACGTTCGAGGCCACGAAGAAAGCTGCGGAAGCAGCGGCGCTCAAAGCAAAAACCGACGACGTGGTGATGAGCGAGCTGGCGCGTCACGTGAATACCCAGTGGGAGATGATGCGCAACCACCGCGACAGCGCGTCCGGGTGGTCGGAGCGGATGCTGCACGCCCAGCGCTGCTTCAACGGTCAGTACGATCCGACGCAGCTCGCCGCCATCCGGCAGTTCAAGGGGTCGGAAGTCTACGCCCGAGTGATCGCGCTTAAAGCCCGCGGCGCCACCGCCATGCTGCGCGAGGTGTACCTGGGAGGTGATCGTCCCTGGGGGCTTGAGGCGACGCCGGACCCAGGGCTCCCGGAAGACATGCTGACAACCATCGCGCAGCTCGTCGACATGGAGACCCAGAACGTTTTGCGGCTCGGCGGGCAGCTCGATCTGAACGCGCTGCGCGACCGCATGACTGGGTTGATCGGGTCTGCCCGCCGGGCGGCAAAAAAGAAAGCCAAGATCGAGGCCAAGACCGCCGAGGATATGCTTGACGATTTGCTCGTTGAAGGTGGCTTTTACGAAGCGCTCATGGCTGTGCTGACGGACTTGAGCTACTTCCCGCTGGCCTGCCTGAAGGGTCCCGTCGTCCGCATCGTGCCGGACATTGTCTGGCGCGACGGCGCGGCGGTGACCGAGAATCGCGCCAAGCTTTTCTGGAACCGGGTGCCGCCGTTCGACCTGTATTTCACGCCCGGCGTGCAGGGCATCGCCGACGGCGACGTGATCGAGAAATTACGGCTCACCCGTGCCGACCTCAACGACCTCCTCGGGCTCCCCGGCTACCGCGAAGAGTCCATCCGTCAGGTACTCGACGACTTCGGCAGCGGTGGACTTTCTGCGTGGAACGACAGTACCGACACCGAGCGCGCGCAGGGCGAGAGCCGAGAGAGCCCGCAGACGAACCGCTCCGGCCTCATAAGCTGTCTTGAGTACCACGGCTCCGTGCAGGGAAAACTTTTACGCGACTACGGTATGGGCACGGACGAGATCCCGGACGAGCTGCGTGACTACTCGGTCCAGGTCTGGCTCATCGACCGGCATGTCATCAAGGCCCAGATCACGCCCAACCCGCGCAAGCGCCACCCCTACTACGTCACCAGCTTCGAGAAGGTGCCAGGCACCCCCGTCGGCAACGCATTGCCGGACATCCTGGCGGACATCCAGGATGTCTGCAACGCCACACTTCGGGCGCTGGTCAACAACCAAGCCATGGCCTCCGGCCCGCAAGTGGTGGTCGACGAAGAGCGGTTGTCGGTCCTGGAGGACGGCGACGAGATTTATCCCTGGAAGCGCTGGCGCGTGAAGAGCGACCCGCTCGTGCCGCAATCGCAAGCCAACCCGCCGATATCTTTCTTTCAGCCGAACTCGAACGCCAACGAGCTTCTGCAGGTTTATTCGTTCTTCACTGCGCAGGCTGACGAGTTGTCCGCCATACCACGCTACCTCACCGGCAGTGATAAACTCGGTGGTGCCGGACGCACAGCCAGCGGGTTGGCGATGTTGATGGGCAACGCTAGTAAGATTTTACAAATGGTGGCGTCGAATGTCGACAACGATATTATAAAACAATCGCTCCAAGGTCTCTACGACATGGTCATGCTGACCGACCAGACCGGGAAATTTAGAGGCGACGAAGCCATCCGCGTGCGCGGCGTCGAGGTTGCGGTCCAACGTGAGACCAACCGCCAACGCCAGATCGAGCTTCTGCAAGCGACGATGAACCCCATCGACATGCAGATCATGGGGCTCCCCGGTCGCGCCAAGATCCTTCGTTCGGTGAGCGAGAACGTCGGCATCACCGACGATATTGTCCCCCCGGAAGAAGACATGATGGCTAACGCCCTGCAAGGTGCGCCGCCGGGCGTGCCAGGGGCGCCGCCCGTGGATCCCGAGACTGGGCAGCAGACGCCCGGCATGGCACCCGCCACCGGCCAGCCCTCGCCGACCGGCAGCGCCAATATGAGTCTCGGCGTGCAGGAAGGTAATTCCATGCGCGGCATGACCCAACCCACAGGAGCCTGATATGCCAGGACGCTCGCAGCGGCACATGGTCGAGGTCTTCAACAATCCCAGCAACGGCCGGACGCGTCCGGTGCAGCTCACTGCACCGACCACGTCACCAGCCAGTACGATTGCCAATGGCGGGACTATCACTGGCACCAACGGTACTTTTACGAGTGTGCCGACGGTGACGATCACCCGCTTCTGGCATCGCAACGGCGTGCCCATCTCAGGCCAAACTGGTGCCACTTACGTCACCGTTGCCGGCGATGCCGGCAAGGTTATCCGGTTTGGCAATCGCGGCGATAGCATCTATGGCAGGACCGACATCGTCTCGGCGCCGGTGACAGTGACTTAAGGAGAGAACCATCATGGCCAAAGGTAACCCTCGCAAGGAAAGCAAAGGCAAAGAGAAGTCTCCTCTCAAGGGGGGCAAGGGCGGTAAAGACGCTGCGCCCAAGGGAAAAACTCCACTCAAGTAAGTAACAAAACCTAATTACCTTAGGAGGTAGACATGGCAAAGGGCTCGTTCGGCAAGAAGTCATCGACGAAGAGCGCCGTCGGCAAATCGAAGGTCATCAAGTCCGGGCCTTTGACTGGCGCCAATCCAGCCAAAGGGCCAAAAATGAAAGCCCGCTGATGGCGAAAGAACCAACCAAGGCTATCGGCTTCACGGCTACGCGCACCTCGCGTGAGGCGCGGGCCGACTACATGAAGCGGCGCGCCAAGGCGACTTCGGTGCTGGAAGCCGGCGCCGGTCCATACCAGACGCCGACCATCCAGAACTACGCCGCCAACTCTCCGCTGTCGCTGCAGAGCCCGATCCTACGCGGGCTGTCTGTGCTAGGGCCGCCGGCGAAGCCCAAGCTACCCAAGTTCTGATGATTTCCCGGGAGCTTCAGATCGAGATCGCCAAGGCGACGATGGAGATGGCAGCGGCAAGCCGTCCCGCGTTTGAGAACTTCATGCGGGCACTGGGTAAGCGCTGTGACGAGGTCGGCGAGCAGATGATCGCGGCCAAGTCCAACGAGGTTTTCCAGGCTCAGGGACGCGCCCAGGAGGCGCGTGAGCTTTACGTCACGTTGAGCAATGCTCCAACACTGGCCCGGCAGCTGCAGGCCAAGGAGGAGCTAAGGGAGAGGGGACCATCCGATGGCCGAGGTCAGATCAGAGCATTCTAGCCAGCTGAAGGGCAGCCCTTCGCGCGTCGACCCGAACGTGTTCATCCCGCCGGCGGTGCGCGCCGCTGCCGAGCGCGCTGAACAGCTGCAACGCGAGAGCGGCGTTGCCAACATGCCGGAGCCGGCCCCGCAGGACGCGCCGCAAGAGCCCGTCCCTTCGCCGCAACCTGAACCCGCTCCGGCGCCGCAACCACAACCGCGTCCTGACCAGCCCCCAGTGGAGCCCCCTACGGGGGCTCCACGGGCGGCCCAGGAAACCCCTCAGGACGATGAGGGAACGCTTCAGGAACGTTACACTCGCGAGCACCACCGCAGCATCGCGCAGGCAAAGCTCCTCGACAAAGCCCGCCATGACAACGACGCGCTCTCCAGGCGCATTACCGACCTGGAGGGGATGCTCGCCACCATTCAGGTGGCCAATTACGAAGCAGCGCCGTCACGAGAAAGAACTTTCACCTCGTCGCTCACCGACAAAGAGCGCGAGGAGTGGGGCGAGGTCCTGCCGGTCATTGAAAAACAAGCCAAGGACCTGATCGCACCGCTGGAGGCTGAACTCCAGGACAAGATCAAGCAGATTGACGAGCAGCTTAAATCCATTGGCACCGCGACGGCAGTGCGGACCAAGGGAGAATTTCTCTCAGCGCTCGACATGAGCCCGCAAATCGGGCTTGGCGCCGGCGAGAATTGCTGGCGCGTGCTCAACGACGACACCGCCGATGGTGGTTTTGTCCACTGGCTGCAAGGTTACGATAGACGCTCTGGACGGCGTATGCATGAGATGCTAAAAGAAGCTTATTCTCGAAACGACGCCCCGGTCTTCGCCGCGTTTTTCGAGGACTTCCTTCGGGAGCAAGGCCGACTGGCCCCGCCGCCGAAGTCCAACGGAGCTGCCGCAGCGCCCGGCCAGAATAATGGCTCCGCGCCCGCCCCGGCTCAAGGACTTGAGCGCTTCGCGGCCCCAGGCAAGCCCAAGCACGCAGCCACGGCACCGACCGTCCCTGCTGAGCCCGAGACTTTCACTTCCGGCGATATCTCTCGTTTCTACCAGGACAAGCAACTCGGCCGCTGGAATGGCCGGGAAGCTGAGATGGATGCATACGAGCAGCGCATGCATGCCGCCGTCCGGGAGAACAGGGTCAAGCCCGGACTTCCGCAACCGTAATCGGAGAAGCCCGCCTTCTCCGTAAATGGAGAAGGCAATGGCCTATCCTCTTGCAGCAACTCCGTATCCGGTTGCACAACCGGGCGTAAATCCGTCGCCGGCCTATACCGGCAACTTCATCCCGGAGATCTGGTCCGGGAAGATGATCGAGAAATTCTACGCCACGACGGTCCTGGCGGCGATCTCGAACACCAATTACGAAGGCGAGATCAAGAACCACGGCGATAAAGTTATCATCAGGACTCGGCCGACGGTCACCATCCGTGACTACACCGCCGGTCTGCAGCTGGTGTTCGAGCGGCCGTCCTCGCCGCCTCTCACATTGACCATCGACAAGGGCAAGTACTTCAACGTTATCATGGATGACGTGCACGAGGTGCAGTCCGACTTCAACATGCTCTCGCTGTGGTCGGAAGACGCCGCCGAGCAGATGAAGATCATGATCGACACCGAGACCCTGCTGGCCATGCTGGGTCTGGCGCATGCGTCCAACCGGGGTACGACGGCCGGCGCCAAGACGGCGCTGATCAACCTCGGCGTCACCACGGCGCCGCTGACCATCGTCGCCCGCGCTCCGACCGCCGGTCAGGTCGAGGTCACGGATCTGGTCGTGCGCATGGGGCAGGTGCTCGACGAGCAGAACATCCCGGAGACGGGACGCTGGCTCGTTGTGCCGGCATGGTTCGCCGCGCGCATCAAGATGTCGGAGCTTCGTGATGCGTCTCTGACTGGCGACGGCACCAGCATCCTCCGCAACGGCCGTCTCGGCATGATCGACCGGTTTACGATCTACGTGTCGAACCTGACGCCGAAAGGACCGTATACGACTGGGCCGCTGCCCGGCACCGAGGATAACCTCGCCGCTGGCGAGTGGGCGGTGTTCGCTGGCGTCACCAATGCGTTCACCTTTGCGACGCAGATGACGCGCATGGAGACGCTTCGTTCGGAGTCGACCTTCGGCACCATTATGCGCGGGCTCCAGGTCTACGGTTCGGGCATCACCGACCCGACGGCACTGGTGCAGGCCATCGTGGTTCCATAGGGCTTTTGGTTTCTTCCAAGGGAGTTTCCGTCGAGGGTTCGCCTTTGGAGAAACGACGGGGGGCTGCCTACGGTCGCTGCCGCTATGGTGGTCCCCCCGTTCGCCCTTGCGAGGTGTGGTCATGGCCCTGGACACTGTCGGAGCTTACGTTGCGCAAGCCCGCGAACTTCTGCAGGACACAGCTGGGGTGCAGCGCTACGCCGCCGGGAGCTTGAAAGACGCATTAGGTTTTTCGTTGATGGAAGCCCGGCGTTTAAGGCCGGATCTGTTCATTGATGGCACGGTGCAGGCGGTCGAGAACACCACACCCGACGCCACGGCCGTCGTCATCGACCCGCAGTATCGCATGGCGCTGATCTACTATATGGTCGGCCACATGATGCTGCGTGACGAGGAAGAGAGCATGCAGCAGCTAGCCCGCGCTTACAAAGCGCAGTTCGGCTCGCAGCTTGTCTCGATAGCGGTCTAGGGAGGGCTCGGGAATGGCGCTCCAGGATCGCCTCTTCCAGGAAATACGGGTGACTTGCCCGGGAGTGACCGACGACCTCATTGCGCACGCGCTCTGGGAAACGCTTGACGATGTCTGTCGTGACGCCTGGGTGTGGCGCGAGACCATCGAGGTGCCGCTGACTGCTGACGATGTAACTTACACTGTGTCGGTGCCGGGAGCGGAGATCGTCTACCCCTTCGAAGTTAGCCATACGACGCTGGATGTTTCGCAGTCGGTCTATGAGTTTGGCACGTTGGCTTTAAATCCAGAAGTGCCGAGTGCTGCCGACGTTGCTGAAGGGCCGGTTTACCTCGTCGCCGCGCTGGCGCCGTCGCTGCCCAGTGGTTCTGATCTCGGTGACGCTAATCCAGTTGGCCCGGTTGAGGGCTGGATCCCGCGCGATCTTTGGAGCTTGCTGCACCAGACGCTCACGTGTGGCGTCAAGGAACGACTGATGGCGATGCCGGCCAAGCCTTGGGCGAGCGCGCAGATGGCGGCGTATTGGCATCGCTGCTACCGCTCACACAAAGCCATTGAGCGGCGCCGGGCGCAGATTGGCAACCGCGAACACGTGCGGACCTGGAACTACCAGCCTTTCCTCGTGCCGAGCCGGAGGCAGTAATGGCCCGCGAGCGCACCCCGGCAACCCGCGAGCGCACATCGGCAACCCTCGATCCGACCCGGACCGAGTATGGCTTCACCGGGCCGGCAGTGGGCGTCGGCAAGATCGTTCAGCTGAGCGGCGGCGGGCTACCCGACGATGCAACGTTGCGGGCTCTGGCAGGTCTCGACGGCACTCCCGGCTTGGTCGAGCAGACCGGCGCCGATGCTTTCACCAAACGCCCCATCGGCATCTCGTCGCCGGACTCGATCCCGACGCTGGCACAGAGCGATGTGCGTTATGCCCCTGTCAATCACGGGCATCTGACCTCGCAAATTTCCGGTTTTCAGGAGGCGGTCGAGGATCTTATCGGTACGAGTCTCGTCGCTGGCGCCAACGTCACGATGAATTACGACGACGCCTCCGGTAAAACGACGATTAACTCGTCAGGTGGCGGCTCCGGCAGCGTCAGTGACGGCGACAAAGGCGACATTGTCGTCTCGGGCGCAGGTGCTAACTGGCTGTTCGACGGCGCCGTTGTGACCGCAGCGGCGAGGGCCGTGCTCGACGATCCGAGCGTTGCAGCGATGCGCACGACGCTTGGCGTTGAGCCGGAGATCGCCCTCGGGACGACAGCGCAGTATTGGCGCGGCGATAAGACTTGGCAAACGCTGCCGACTGGGGGCAGCGGTGGCGTCACCGACGGCGACAAGGGCGACATCGTCGTCTCGGGCTCCGGCGCGACATGGCTGCTTGACAGCGCCGTGACGACCTCGATCAGCGGCAAGGTCGCCAAGGCCGGCGACACGATGACGGGGAAC